TTATTTAGTCAATTAAAAAGTCGTGTTAAAAATAAAAGCCCTGATAATTTTGAAGAATTAAAATCAACTATTGATAAAATTATTAAACATAAAATAACTAAAAAACATCTGAAGAATTATTTTAATTATTTATTTACACAAGCTAATGATTATATAAATAAAAAATCTTGAAATTTAAGTGTCTCATTTTTTAGCGAAAAAGGTGTAATATAAAGAGTAATTGTATTTACATATATTTTTAATACATCTGATATAAACTTCTTTTTTTATGTCAATTGAATGTCATTTATATAATAAAAAAAATTAACAATTTTTATATAATTTGATGTACATAATGCATATAGAATATGAATACTCTATATAAATTATGCGTGCAATATACATGGGCTAAACGGGTCTTTGAAGACTACTGTTTTTTCAGACTATGTATTGGCTTTGGTAGCTGCAGTCGGAACTTAATTGTTCTAACTGCAACTGTTACTGCCAGTTTGTTGCTGCTGCTGCTGCCAGTTTGTTGCTGCTGCTGCTGTTGCTGCTGTTGCTGCTGTTGGTGTTGTTGCCGGATATATGGTTATAAAATGATTGATGATTGATATTATTGACACTTCCTTTCGGGTTGTCCTTTTCCGCACCAATTGTCATTCTTGTTAAATACAATATATTTACAGAACATTTAAACATTTTATTTTTCAATTTTTATTTACAGATATGTTTATAATAAACAATGGCACAGAAGAAAGTAAAATAAAATTTTACTTTTTCCTGCACCATTATAACTAATTAAAATCATATTCCATTAAATAATCTATATTTATCTTTTCATTTGTTGATAAAATTATAACATAAGTATTTTGTATAGTTTTATTTTTTGCTAATTTAAAATTATGATCAATATATGTAAAATTTTCTTTTGAAATCATTCGTGTGATTTTATGAAATTCAGATTCTTTAATTGTTTTAATAATTTCAAAATCCCCATAATCAATATATTGTTGAGGTAAAACATTTGTAAATAGTTTTTTTCCTTCTAAATCCCATATTGGAATTGTTATTATAAAAGATAACTCAGAATTTTTTTCTTTTGCTATAGATAAAAATTTAATAACTTTAATTAATGCAGATTCAATTATATCTTTCTGATATGGTGGATTTATTCCAAATGTTCCTTTTTGAGGTATTAAATTATAAAAACTACCAACAGAACCAAAATATTGCTCAATATCCTGATAAATAGAACAATAATGAGGAAATGTGTTATTTATTGAAGAAGCAAAACATTCAAAGTTTAGATTATAATTATTATTCATCATATGCATTATATTTGATTTAACGCCCAATTGATGATTGTTAGAACCTAATAATTGATATCTAAATAATATAATACAAATTATATCATCCATATTTTTTTCTCCTGTATAATTATTTTTTAATTTATTATATTCATCTAACGGTATTAGCAAATTATCTATAATATTTAATAATCTTTTATCTTTAACTTCAAATTCTAAATCTATAATAAATTTATAAAAATCATAAGGTAACAAGTCTCGTGTTTGTTTAATTTTTATTTTGCGTACTTTATATTTAAATTTACTATCATGATAATAATTTGATTTTTTGTAATTTGATAACAATTTATGTTGTTCTTCATACGATTTAACTAAAATATTCATTAATGTATTAATTAATATTGGTGAATCTTTTATAGTTTCGTCATATTTTACTAAATCATTCAAAGTATTTATTATCGACTGTGTTTCTGTATAATTATTTGGTAAAAATGGGTCAAATATAGGGTCAAAATTTTCTGAAGCATATAAAGTAAACATCCAAGATGAAAGTAAATTAGTTAATGTTCTTGGAAATGATTTTTTTACACTGAATATTTTTGTACCAAATAACAATGTTGCTTTATTAATAAAGTCTTTAATAATATGACAAAATAATTTACCTCTATATAATTCCAATACAACGCTAATATCATTTGTATAATTTAAACTGTATTCAAATTCTATATTATTATCTTGATAAGAATGTAATTGATATATCATTATTATATTTAATGATGTTTCTTTATATTCAGATATATTTTTATAAATATAATTGTTAATTGCAAAGGAGAAATAAAGGTTTTACTTTCTTCTTTACTAACAATATATATATAGATTAATATTTACATAAACTTAAATATACTAAGTTAAACTATCTTTACTATTAAAGTTTTTCTCTACCTAAATAGGAATGTTAAAATTAAATTCTATAGTAATAAAAGATTTAAAAAATAATATATTAAACTTTAATAAATTATTACAAAAGTGTGATAGTATTATATGGCGTAATTGTAATGATTTGGAAATACAAATTAATAGTAAAATTGATAAATTAGCTTTTAATGATAGTGATAATATTAAATTATTTTTATTAGGAACTATTACAGGATTAGAAATAAATAAATGTTCAAACTTTACAATAATACTTCCTGAGAATCATTCAATTAGTAGTTTACAATTATATAAATCTGATATAAGAATAAATGGTAAAAAATGCGATTTTAAAAAAATTATTGTCACTAACGAATACTCTAAAATTAAATTTTAGTGATATCTTTCTTACAGAACTAACTATTATAGTCATCATGTATAGAAAGCAATAAAATATTATAAAAATAGAAAAACAATATTATTATTTAATTTTACTTTATCTATTCAAACATGTTAAATTATATTACATATATACAACAGATCTCATAAAAAATGTTAAAAAACTTTAAAATAATTTTATTATAAGATATGTTTATAATTGACAATCATTAAATGTGTTTATTATAAGTATATTCAATTTATAATTTATTTTTTAACATACAGCAGATTTTATAAAAATTAAATTTACATATTATTTAAAATAATAAATAATTATTCTTCAAATAATTCCATTTCTGATTCTTTTATAATATATTGAATATGGTTAAATAATTTAACTTTTTCTTCAATATCATCTGTTTCACTAAATTGTTCAAGTAATTCATCTAATGACAAGTCTTTCTTTTTTTTATTTTTTTTTACTTCTCCTGAATTTATTATATCTATAAATGAATTTAATTTATTACGATGTGTTGTTATTTTTTCTTTCAATTCTTTCATTTTTTTTATTTTTGTAGTCCATTCTGGGATATTATCTAACATTTCAATCTCTTTTTCTAAACTAACAAGATCTTTGCTATATACAACATTATAATCTTTACTCATTATTATAAATAATATTTTTTCTCTATATTATTTTTATAAAAAATTGAAAAAAAAAGATATATTAGTTTTATTAATATCAGTATATAAATGGAAGATACTTCACCTGTTGTTGAGTATTTGGAAAGTCTAAAAAGTGTAAATAGTGAATATGAGGATGAGACTACATGCATCGATGACATGCGAAAAGAAGGCATTATTGATGTAAATACTAGTATTAAAATTCTAAAGTATATTACAGAAGAAAATAATAAGATTATTGATAGAATAACCGCAAGATACAAGATACGCTGTGAAGAGTGTCAAATGCGAGGTTATTAGGTAGTATTTTACTATAATATTAGGTTTATTTAAAAATAATTAAATTTTTAATTATTTTTATTTAATACTGAACTAGTAAAAAAATATATCTTCTATCTTTTTGTGAAAAGTATAAAGATTAATATAAGCACATAGAATTTCAAAATCATTATCATGTTCTTGTTGTTTGTTTCTTGTAAGAATATAAGCAGTTATTAATGTTTCATGTTCTTTTATCAAAATATTCATCTCATCTACTGAAATTTTGTTGGAAATTATATCATGTAATATCCATTGAGATACAATACATGTAATTTTTTCAGGAACTATCTTACCAAAGTAACATTCATTTACATATTTTTGTTGAATAACTGACATATTATAAATTAATATTAAAATAATTGTCTTTTTATCAATTTTTATTTTATTAAATATCATAAAATAACTGAATTGTTTCAATTGTTTTATTTATTGTATTTACTGGATTTGTCCAATAGTTAATTTGTTCTTCTAATATTTTTAAACGATTATTCCATTCGTCTTTTTTTGATTTTTTTATAACACATAGTCCTTTTTTATCATTACCCCAACAAGAACTAACAGTTTTACCATTTTTTTCATAATCATCAGGATTAAATCTTATAAATATTATAGGTCTGTGTCCTAAATCTTGGGATAGTTCCATGATACGTTTATTTTCACAACTACAATCATAATCTGTGTGTTGGTTTTCATCTATTTCTATTATTATAATTTGATTCCATAAATCTAATAGTAAATCTGGTCGTCGTTTTGAACAACCGCCATTTATTATTTTGTCTGCTATCCAATTCAAATCTGTAAATTTACTTTTTACAAATTCGACAACAGCATATTCTTTTGTTTTATAATTACGTGATACTGGTTTATCTGGGAATAAATAGATATAACATCGTAAACAATAACCATCATATTTTTCTTGAACTCGTATTGAACACCATTCGCTTTTACATCTTTTATGTATAACATCAACCATTTCTTCTAATTTATGGATAGAACAATATAACCCAGTTTTTTCACCTTCTATATTATAATTTGGTTGTTTTTTACAATTTGAATAAATACATGTTTTACTTGTAACATTAACCATTTCTTCTAATTTATGGATAGAACAATATAACCCAGTTTTTTCACCTTCTATATTATAATTTGATTGTGTTTTACAATTTGTATAAATACATGTTTTACTTATAACATTAACCATTCCTTCTAATTTATGGATAGAACAATATAAAGCAGTTTTTTCACCTTCTATATTATAAACTGGACGTTTTTTACAATTTGAATAAATACATGTTTTATTTTTAACATCAACCATTTCGTCTAATTTATGGATAGAACAATATAAAGCAGTTTTTTCACCTTCTATATTATAAACTGGACGTATTTTACAATTTGGATAAATACATCTTTTATGTATAACATTAACCATTCCTTCTAATTTATGGATAGAACAATATAAACCAGTTTTTTCACCTTCTGTATTAAAATTTGGGGTTATTTTACAATTTGCATGAATACACATTTAATTAATAATACCGTAATTATTAATTAATTGTTAAATCAATTTTTATTCAATCATGCTAATTGATTCTATTTTAACTTTTGCAATTACACCATTCCAAATAATTTCTAAAGTTTTACCTTTATATTTTAACATGTCGTCTTTATTTTGAATTATTTTACCATTACCATTTAATAAAATATTAGTTGTTTCATACATGTCCATTTTTGATTCAAAATAATCTAATTTTCTCAACATGCTATTTAATTCATTTATTAAAGTTTGTTTATTGTTTCTTTCAAATGATAACCATTTTTTATTTATTTTTTCCATAAGACTATTTGTTTTATCTAATTCATTTCTTAATTTTATATTTATAATATTTGTAATTTCTTTTGATATTTTCTGATATGATTTTAAATATTTTTTATTATAATCAACAATAAATTGAGCTGCTAAAGATGGTGTTGGTGCTGATATATCACATACTAAATCAGATAATGGATTATCTATTTGATGTCCTATTGCACTTAATGTTGGTAAATTAAAATTATGAATAGTTTCAATTAATTCTGGTTGAGAGAAACCGAATAAATCTTGGAAACTACCACCGCCTCGTGTTATAATTACTAAATCATAAATTAATTCAGATGATTTAATTTTTTCTAATTGATCGCATATATTTTTAGGACATTGATTACCTTGAACAATAACATCAATAAGTTCAACATTAACATTTGATTTTGCATTTTCTAAACCGTATATAAAATCATGATATGCTGCACCAGTTTCAGATGTTAATAATAAAACATTTTTAATACACGGTGCTAATTTTAATTTTGAATCTATATCAAAATAACCTTTCTTTTCAAAATCATCTTTTATTTTTTGATATTTTTTTAATAAATCACCAATACCATCATTAGTTAAAACTTTATCAATTATAAAATTTAATTTACCACCAGTAGAATAAAAATCTAATTTACCTTCAATAGTTATCTTATCGCCGTCTTTAATTATTATATTTTGTGTTTCAATTTTACTTTTCCAAATAGTTGCACTAATTATATTGTCATTATCTTTAAATGTAAAATAATGATGACCTTGTGATTTTTTTAATTGATTTACTTCACCTGTCACCATAAATTTTTTTGTAGGTAAGAAATCTTTTATTTGTTGACAAAATTCAGAAACTGTTAATGCTTTATTTTTATTATCCATATTTAATAATAAAGAATTATTCTTTAATAATATATAATCTTTTTAATTAGTTTGTATTTTCATGTAATATGATTTTAGTTTCATGTATTTATTTTTATATTTTAAGTATTTATTATATGTAAATTTATACACTTTCATAATAAAATAATTATTTTATAATACTTAATAAATGAATTTAATTATTTTATTAATTATTGGAATTGGATTATATATAATATTTTTTTGTAATACTGTAGAAAAATTAGAAGACTTAGAAGACCTATCTAAACATTCAAATGTTAATGAATCAACAAAATGTTGTAAAGTAGAAAAAGTTGTTTTACCTAATAATACTTTTGGATATGAATATAATATTAAAGAAAAGTGTAGTCGTGATTATAATAGTAATGCCCGATATATTTTTGAAAATGAAACTATTGATAATAAACCATTTACTTTAGATAAATGCAATAGTTCTTCTAATTTATTTGGTTCATGTAGAAAAATTGGATTTGAATGCATTGATTTTGTTACACCAGAAGATTGTAATAAATATAAATTAAAATGGTCTGAAAAAACTTGTCATAGCAAATTACCAGTTGTAATTGTTTATCCAGACTATACATTAACATCTGATTTAAAAACTATTGTTCGATAATCTTTTTTCTTTTTAGTTTTTTTTTTCTTTAGTTTTTTTTTCTTTAGATTTAACTTTTATTTCTTTAGGATTATCATCTATTTGTTTTATTTTATCTTCATCTGGTTTTATTTTACTTTCATACTCATTATATAATTTGAAAAAAAGTTCACATATATAATCAGTCGCCATAGTCTTGTCTTTCAAATCTTTCTTAATTAGTTTTTGACACATGTTTTGTAAAGTAGCAGGTGATATATTATGTTCAAATGAATTCAAATCAATTAGTATATATTTATTAAAATTCATAGCTTTATTATATCTAACTAATTCACCTTGAACAGTTTTCAAATGAAAGTCTAAACTATGTGAAACAATTACACTAACTCCTACTAAATCTTCTTTAAAATCATCTAATACATCTTCTATTTCTGTACCTTTTTTCAAAGCAATCTCTTGAGAAATACCATGAAATTGAACAATTTCATCAGGGATTTGCAAACAACGAGGTTTAATTATAAATTTTTGTTTTTTTATAATAGTAAATTTATCATCAGATACTCTTGATGCAATTATCCATGAGAAAGAAACCATTCGTGCAAAACCATATAAATTTTTCTTATATACTTTTTCATCACGTAATTCATGCAAACCTGTTGTTTCTGTGTGTATAATACAAACTTTTTTAGATATTAACTTGGACATTAATATTATAATATATTACTATAATATCAATTTATAACAATTTTTTTTATAAATAGTATTTATATTGATGTTGGTTTTTTAATTAAAGAAAAAAATGGATTAACAAATATGAGTATTTATTTAGAACCAGAAATTGAAGAAGGAAATATTGAATATAAAAGGTATTTATCTGAATTATCTAATGAAAGATTAGAACAATATGTTTCACAAATGATATGGCGTGTTAGGGAAGGTTTAGGAGAAGCAATATATTACTTGGGTATTGAAGATAATGGTACTTTTTATAATTGGACACAAAATGAAAAGAAACAAACATTAGATAGATTTAAAAATATTGTTAAAATAGCTAAAATGAAAATTATAAAATTATTAAAAGTATATTATAAAGTTAATGAAAAACAAAACAATTATTTTAAGATTGTAATTAGAGAGAAATTAGATGATATTATAGAAAAAAAAATTTTACTATTAGGTAATACTCAAATTGGTAAAACAACGCTAATAGCTAATTTAATTCATTCAAAAATAGATGAATATAAAAAAGAAGCCAGAATGTATTTATTCACACATAAACATGAAATATTATCAAAACAAACATCATCATTTAGTTATAATTATATAATTTATAATAATATTAAATGGGTTTTAATAGAAGCACCAGGAGATGATAAATATACAAAAACAAGAAATAAAATTATTTCATTATTTGGTGATTCAATTGATTTATGTTTATTTATAGAAAATGGAATATCTGAATGGAAATGGAAATCAAATTACATTGACAATTTTAAAGAAGCAAAAATACCATATACTACAATTAATATATATTCAGAATTAGAAAGATTTCCTAATTATAATGGAAAAAAATTAATAGATAAAAATGATTTTTTTAATAATATTAAAAAACTGTTAATTGAAAAAATAAAAACAAAGAAAACAGAATTTGTTGTTTTGCAATATTTTAAAAATCCGCATGTTGGAATAATTTTAACAGGAATATTAAAAAGCGGTAATCTAGTAGAAAATAAAAAATATTATTTGCATCTTAAAAATGATATTAAAGAAGTAAATATTAAATCTATTCACATGGATGGTAAACCCATGTATAAAATAACTGGTTCAAAAACTATTAGTATTTGTATAGATTCGATTAATCAAATAAGAAATTATACAGGGATATTATTTAACGAATCAACTATTTAATAGTTATAAACAACACCTGCGGGATTAGGTAATATAACATTACTTAACGGCATAATTCCAGATAAAGGACCAAGTGAAGGAACTAAAGGAATAATTCTGGGCATAAAATTACCACTAATAAGAGTTGTAGAAGGATATTCTTTTGTATCATAAGTAATAGAAGGAGAGAAAGGCCATACAGTAGGAAATAATGAAATACCAACTTTATGTTTTTCAGATTCTTTATAAAAATTTAAATTAGCTTTCATGTATCTTTGTTGATCTGTTAAAATTAAACTTGATAAAGATAACTCGTGATTCATTTTTACAAAATTTTTAACAGCATCTTTAAAAGAGTCTCCGTTTATTGCCATAGTTATAGGTTCAACTACTTGATATAACATATTAATATAAGTTATATATTTTTTTTTAATTTTAGATTAAATATTTATACTTTTTTATAAAAAATTGTTAAAAATATACTAAAGATTAAATTTTTATATTTAATAACCTATGGGTATAAAATGTCTATTAAAATTTATAAACGAATCTCCTGAGTTAATTCAACAGGTAGATAATTCTAAATATAAATTTAAAAGAATTGCAATTGATATTAGTATATTAATTTACAAAATTATAATATCAGTTAGAAATTCTGGTGCAGACTATACAAATCAACAGGGTGAAGTTACGTCACATATTTTAGGATTATTTAATAAAACAATTGAATTATTAAAACTTAATATTATACCCGTATATGTTTTTGATGGGAAACCACCAAATATTAAAAGCAAAATATTAGAAAATAGAAAACAAATAAGAAAGAAAGCTTTAGAAAAGTTAGAATATGCAACTACAGAAGAAGACAAAATTAAATATTTAAAAAGAAGTTCATCTATTTCTAAAGAACAATGGGAACAATGTAAAGAATTATTAGAACTAATGGGTATTCCATATATTAATGCACCAGAAGAAGCTGATTCACAATGTGCATATTTAGCAAAAAATGGATTTGTAGAAGGTGTATTAACCGAAGACATGGATATATTAACTTTTGGTTCTACAAAAATTATTCGTAATTTAACATCACATAAAGTTCCTACAACTGAAATTGTTTTGGATAATTTGTTAAATCATCTAGATTTAAATCAAGAAGAGTTTATAGATTTTTGTATTTTACTTGGTTGTGATTATTGTAATGGTATATCTGAATATAAACCAAATATTATTTATGAATATTTTTCAAAGAATAAATCTATTGAAAAAACCATTAAAGCTATGAAAAATGATAATATGAATATTTCAAATGATATACAATATAAAGATACAAAAAAATATTTCTTAAATCCTAACGTGACACCAATTTTATTAAATCAATTAAAAATGACTGAACCTAAATACGATATACTATTATCTAAATTAGTTAATAATTATGGTTTAATCAAATTTTTAATTAAACAAAAGTTAGAAAAATTAAGAAAATATTACGAGGTTCTAAAAGAATATTAAATGGAGATAGAGAAAGTACTTCTATTTAAAAACAAATTTTTTTAGTATATTTAAAATATGCCAATAAATATAAAAACCCAAACATAACACTAAATATTCAAATAAATATTATTTAACACCTATTTTAGATGTGTTAGGAGATGTTGTAACTTGGAAATCTTTAATCAAAGTCTGTTTAATTTCTAGTAATAAAACATATGATTATAAAACTATTAATAAAATACATTTAGAATGGTCCAGAAATAAAATATATAAACCATATACAATAAAACGTATACAATAAAATGTTAAAAATAAATAATCTTTGTAAATTATCAGTTAATAATTTTATTGACGAAACATTAATAATTAATAAATCTGGTATTGAAATATATGATATAGATGCGTTGAATGTAATAGTTTTAATACCCAAAAAGAAAAAATTTACAACAATTACATGTATTTGTAACAAAAATACAAAACCTATTATAATTGTTAACTGTGCAACATAATCATATAATCTTGTAGTTGATAATAAATTTATTTGTGATAGTGGTTTTCTTTTTGATAGATCACTAATACCAGCTAATGTAAAAAGCAACTAGTACAAAATACAGTTATAGAAAACCAAATATTAAAAAAAGATATAAAATTGAAAATTTATTTACAAGAATAAAACAGTTTAATATAGGTCAT